GCCGCATATTAATGTTTTGTGGACATAGTTATATCCAGAAAATATTATATGTCAACACTTTTATCGTGCTGAGCCAGATAAATCGTAAATAAACTTACCTGTACGTTGGGCATCTAGAATTTCTTCTTGCATTTTTTCATACTGTTGGGCAGTCATACGGTTAACATCTGACTCCTTTATGTATGATTTAGTTTCATCGCTCTCAGGGGAGGAACGCTCAGAGCGAGTGCCTACAGCCTTAGCCGCATCCTTACTCTTAGATGACTTAGCTTTTGCTGTGATGCCCATGTCTGCTTTGTACAAATCAATTGCACGTGCGGCAGATACTGCATCACTATCGTTATCATACAGCGCATCCATTACCCACTTAGGTTGTTCCTCAACCCAGTTATGGAATTCATCGCTGTCACGAATCTCATCAAAGTCCGGATGCAACCGCATGAGTTCAGCTTCCGCTTTCTCTTTCTGTGCTTCCTGCTTCATCTCATCAATTTGTCTGAACTTAGATTCAAACTCAGAGGCTTGTTCCTTAGCTTTCTTCATTGCGATTGTTTCTACAATCTGAGCAACATCAGGATACTGCTCCATCCAAGAAGCTAGTTCTTCCTCTGACTTAGGGTACTTAATTTCTTTCCTAGTTGAAGCTTCTAGTTGAGACTTAAGATCGTCAATTTGTTTTTGAAAGTCTGACTCTTTCTTTTGGGCATGTCTACGAAGATCACCGTAGCGTTTCTTAAACGTCCTTTCTTCAGCAGACTCAGGCTCAGGGCCATCATCTACCTGTTCTTCTTGTGGTTCGCTAGATTCTTCTTCTTGCTGTTGTCCTTTCAGCAAAGCCTCTAACTCAGCTTCCTCTTCTTCAATCCGCTTTTTATTAGCGTTACGCTTTGCAAAGCCAGATGCGACTTTTACTTGTTCGACTTTTTCAGTCATTTCAGTTGTAGTTGTAGACATTGTTTCATCCTTTGTCTGGGGCTAACGGTAGCTTTTTAGGGCGTTAGGTTTGCCAGTTTATGATACGGCGTTAGGTACGGGGTGCCGCAATCCCCCTTTTAGGCGCACGAGTCATGTTTACTAAATCCATGAATTGTGGACCGATAAGTGCACGAAGAATTCGTGCTTCCTCTGAGTCACGGAAAAACTTCCGCAACATTTCTTTTTTTCCTTCAGGAAGATTCATAAACTTTTCTTGAATCTCCGAAATCTGATCTTCATTAAACTGCATTAATATGTCTCCCTGTGAATTTAGCAATTAGTCCAAACGCTACTACACCGGGGTAGATTATAGCATCAGCTAGTACTGATTTCAAAGTACGTGGTTTTTTCTTAACATGATAGTCGTAGAAAGATTGCATAACAGAAGTCCAGAACTTTGTTTTTTTCTTTAGGAGTGTCTCCGCAACGACATTGCCCCATACGTCATATCCATCTCTCCACCACTGTGGTTGCTCACGGTGCCACTTGTGCATCATTGCGAACTCACGGCGTGTAGTCCAGAGTTCGTGCTGTACCATCTTAGTGCAACAGTACGAACCACCACCGCTATCTCCACCTGAAGAATCGTTAGACTCAAATTGATCATCAATCGCATCGAAGTGTGCATCTGATCCCCAGCCGTCATTAGCAACTGCATCAGCTTCGCTCTGCGATCCGAAATCAGATCCTCCAAGATCACGATCCCCTGATGATACTTCTTTTGCCTGTTGCTCCGTTTCCCTGATACTTGTAAGAGTCACGGATGGGTCTGGAGTACGTGTTACTGTGACAGAAGGAGTTTGTGTGCCAGCTAACAGTGTATCCATATCATAAGTAAATCCGCCTGCTCTGACTGGGCCAGTAGATGTTACATTCCCAAATGCGTCAACATATGTGCCGGGTTCTCCTAGCCTCGCACCTGCTTCAGCGTCAAATATACCTTGTGTAAATGTATCGAACTGAGCAGTTGGTTTAGAGGTAGTGCGGCCAGTCCTCTGTTCACGTGTTGATGGTGTCGCACCTTCTCGGATTGACATTGCCGCTTCAGTTGGTGTTGCGTCGCCACGTGAAGGAGCCTCTTGACTATAGAAAGCCGCACGATCCTCCGCACTATCAAATAGTCCGAAGTCCTGCTCAGTTAACATTGCAGTCTGCGCTGATCCTACATCTAAAGCACCGCCAGTCACATCACGGAAGATGTCAGCAGTCTGCATTTCATAGGTTGCTAGATCTGAATCTGGATCAACTTCAGAGAATGCACGACTTGTTGTTGTGGCAAGTGCCGCCGCTAATGCAGGCGATGCACCAGCTTTTGTAGCGTTAACAAATGTCTGTTCAATCGCTTTGTTTGTGTATGAGTTAGGGTCAAGCATCCCAGCATCTTTTATTATATTTTTAGTTGCAGGATCTAATACCTTATCTAATTCTTCTTGTATTTTTTGCTGTATTTTTGAGGATTCATTTGCATATTTAAATCCTACAAAACCCAATCCTAAGAGACTTATACCGCCTGTCATTAAGCCGCCTAATAAAGCTAGTCCGCCTCTTTTAAGGGCTTTGTCATCTAGCTCTTGTTGTTCCTTTGCAAGTTTGCCTAAATTGCTATCAGGATCTAACTGTGCAAGAGCACTTGCGATGCCTGTCGTAGGATCTACTTTAGCTGACTCAACTTGTGTATCTGAATCACCGCCATCGTCTTTCTCGGTTACTTTCGCTGTAGGAACCTTTGTTTTTGTTTCCGGTATTTTTGCAGGATCATACAGAGTATACCCCTCTGGAATTTCAGGGAAGGGGTCTCCGTTGATAAAAGTGATTGTAATTATGTCCCCATTCGGACCGATATACTGCTTTGTTTCATATGTGGGTAATCCACCGCTACCGTCCCCNTGTGTAATAACCGGAGCATCTGGNGCTTCTGTCGTAGTTGTTGTTACGGTAGATGTATCAACAGTAGGGGCTTGAGTTCCTCCAGACCCCGGAGTCGGTACTACAGGAGAACCCGGAGTTGATGGAATTTGGGTATAAGGAACTACTCCCGGCGGAACAAATCCTGTGCTTGCTGGAGTTGCCATGCCGGTTGGAGATAATTGATATCCTGATAACCCACCAACACCACCGACATATCCACCTACTTGATANCTCAGCNNNNTCATCNTCTTTATCTAANTCTTCAATAAAGGAATCAATGTCGGAATCAAAATCTGTTTCATCATCCATGGTAGCTTCTTCAGAGTTNCCCATCTGNCCCATAGCTTCCATCTTAGCCAGACCTTCTTTCGCCATGTCTCGCATCTTCATGATGTTCTCAAGGCCNATGTATCTTACGACATCTGCGGGAAGTACAAATTCACCTTCACTAAGTTTAGCGTCAATGTCATCACGGACTTCTTCTTTAAGTGATCCGTTAGGTACATCATTACCGGATACTGGATCGACTGAACCACCTTCGTCTTTCAGCCCGCCCATTTCAAACATATCCATTTGATCTTCCCTCTTCTTCCTAGCCATTGGCTAAAGCCTCGTCTCTCAAATATTTAAGTGAGCGCAGGATTTGTATTGCACCCTGTGCTTGGTGAATAGATACTATGTTATCTGATTGCTCTAGTTTTTTATGTTGTTCAGATATCATGATGTCCAAATACTCAGTGTATGCATCCCACTGCCGATTGTTACTGCATAGGGGCTTGAGCTTGCTGACCACCTTCTGGCGATGGTTGCTGTCCTGCTGACTGCTGTTGTTCATTTCCTGTGAATCCTTGTTCGCCCGGTACTGGGGCTTGTCCAATGCCTATGTTGCCACCGCCTGTTCCTGCGGTATCCGCTACTCCCGGTACGCCTTGTGCCTGTGGAGGAGCAGGTGGAGCATTCTGTTGTAAGATCTGAGCCTGTAACATTGCTTCGCTCATATCGTTAGTTACCTTGTCTGGATCAAGATCCATTGACTTAGCAATCTCACGAACGATGTATGGGAACTTAGCGAANGGTGCAAGTGAAGGATTAGATGCAACTTGTAAGAACTGCATCAAGCGTTGGCTACGAACTTCATTCGCCATGAGTGATTCAGTNCCACGTGCCTTGATTTCTAAGTCNCCTTTAATCTCAGCATCAAANTCAAACTGCATATTGAATGAGAACATTGCCTTACCAATAGGAGCCANCAAGTANTCATCAACATTTTTAATGACAGTCTTGATACCACCAGATGCGGCATTCATCAACATAGAGATACCAGATGCTGTACGGCCTACGCCTGCAACACCTGTCTGTCCATGTGCAAATGATGGGAAGCCTGTTGACTCATCGGCAAGTACACGTGCCTTGTCAAACAACTGCATGTTCTCATTAGATACATTCGGGAACTTCGTACCGAAGATAGCTTGACCCGGTGCGCCGCCTTGACGACGGAATACTTTACCCGGATACACTGAGAGATCTTGACCGGGCACTAGGTTTGTCTCATCAATCTCGATGAGCAAGTTCCCTGACAAGACTGCATTGTCCACAGCCATGCGCATGAAACCGTTCATCAGTGTTTGGGTATCGTCCATGTTTTCAGCGATACCTACACCGAAGAATGAGTATGGGTTTAACTCATACGGTACAGCATAGTATGGAATGCGGGCAGGCTTAAACGGATTCAATACTGCACGTAGCACACGGCCATTGCAGTACCAGATATTTGCTTGTACTTCATCTAGATCAGACATGTCGTCTGGGATATCTACGCCAGCTTCCTTGAGGATTTCACTGTCGATAGTTCCCCAGTACTCAAGTACTTCAAAACGATCAATGTCATAATCAGTCTGGTAATCACGGAGGTCATCTTCCCAGTACTTCTTAACGTAACCTTCACCCATGTCGATGACTTCATTGATTACATTAGACCGGAAGAAAGGACGCTTCTTCAGTGACCGCAGTTGTGAACGTGACATCTTATGTCTTTCAACTACATACTGTGCTTCATCCATATTAGAAGCATCTGGGTCAGGGAAGAAGTTCCATACAGAAACATGGGAGGTCGAGGGGACCGTTTTAATGACTGGATTGTATCCCCCTTCCTCATCCCAATTCGGATACTCTTTGTCTATAGCAAATGGTCCCTTCATGATACCTGTTCCGAAGAGTGCCATCTCAAAGGCAGTAGAGCGTAATTGTTTAGATGCGTGTGCTTCTTCAAGCTGATCGTGGATCTTCTTTTGCATCTTCTTTGCGGCAACCATCGCAGGATGGAATGTCACAGATGATGGTGTAGTACCTTGTCCTGATGTCAATCCCTCAACATCTTCAAGCTTATCTTGTAATGGGCCAAGGCCATTCTGCGTTAATGATGTAAGTGTCGCACCCGGAGGTAAGTCATTACCGTCACCCGCAAAACCATATGGAGAGATAGGTGCACCCATCTGCTTATCCATTTGATTTTTCTGAGGATCAAAGCTAACTGCCTCTTCTACTCCTTCAGGTAATCGTGTTGGTTCTACAGTGAGAGGGAAAGCGTTGTTAGCAAAGAGTACGTCAATGATCTGACCATACGCCGCTAGTGTCTTTGTCTTAGTAACCTTAATGAATACACGAGACTTCTCAGCGGAAGTGAACTGTACGTCCGGTCCATAGATACCACGGTAGTTACGATACGCTTGTAACCAACGATCCTCATCCTGACGGCGGGTGTCTTCTGCCTTACGGTAACGCTCCATTACGTAGCGAACAAGATTAGATATCTCTGTATCTTCAGTCGTCTTCTCAGGTAAATCATCCAGTGTGATCTGGACTTCACCTGATTCAAAAATATCTTCGTCTTTATCAGCCATGGTTTCTAATATCCAAATTTAGAGTCTGAGGGTACATATGATGATGGGCTTTGATGTGTTGGGTCAAAGTCCCAAATAGAGAAACGTGGTCTGGACATGATGCCATAACGCAATGCGTCATACAGGTGGTCTTCAGACTTCGTATCAATATCTTCTGGATTCTTTTTGTCCAGTGGGATAATCGGTAGTTGTGCAATCAAATTAGTACACGTGTTAAAAAATATCAGTCGGGGTTCTTCTGTGTACTCATCGACTTGTAGTCTACGGTGCATCTCATTCTTACCTGACACACGAGAACCTGCTGATCTATCTGAAGGTCTCCAGCGGCATCCCTTCTGTATCATCTGTTCAGCTAGCGATGGACCTGTGTCCCCACGCTTATGCCAGCACGAACTATCTAGCACCCCATACTTGAGATTGCCATCGCCCGCTTCAAGTTCAAGCACCATATCTGCGAGATCAGTTGCCAAGACTTTACTAACGTATAACTCACGATAGACAATAAGCTGTTCATCAGGAGAACAGGCAATCCATACAACAGCAGAATAAGAACCATACCCATAATCGCAGGCCCTAAACTTAACCCAATTATGAGGTATGTCAAAAGGATCAACAACATGTACTTGTCTGTTGAACTCAGGAAACGCCGCACCTTCTGCAACATCCCAATTACCCTCTAATAACTGTTTACGTTGATGCTCAGGTAAAGACAAGAGCATCGCCTCATAGTCCCCAGCATCATACAGGTGTGGGTTATCAATTAGCATTGCAGGTATAAACTTACGTTTAAACAATGCTTGGCCTTCTTTGGAATGGCCCTTCGGATAAGCTAAGGTCTTACCACTTTCAATATCTGTTGCATTAAATGCACTGCCGGGTGGAGAAGGATCAATGAACATCTTCTTCACCCAAGCATGTCCCGGTCCACCGGGGTTAGTAGTAGCTCGCATATAGACTGGTAGATCAGGTGCTGTACTACGCAAACGAGATCTCATGTAGTCCCATGCGAATGGCGTATGCCACTGTGTCAATTCGTCGAATCCAATCCAACTAAACGCCTGTCCTTGGTAACGTAATACGTCATCGTCCCTGTCGAGGTACGAGAACCATAGCCTAGCTCCGCTAGGTGCAGTCCATTGCATCTTACGCTCTGACCATTTAATACCGGGCCAGATCTTCGGATACATCTCCTGAGACTTCCAAACGAGTTCTCTTAGTTCCTCATTCGTATGTCGTAGTAGCAGTCCACTGAAAGAGGGATGACCCATAAATCGTAACGGGTCAGCCAACATTGCATAAGACTTACCACCGCCTGCGGCACCTCCATACAGAACCTCCCGTTCCCCTGCGGCCAAGAACTCTGTCTGTGGACCAGCATTTGGTTTAAATATTACGTTGTGTTCTTCTTCAGGACGTATCGGCTCAAACTCATCTGGAGCTTGAGGATCTTCCTTTACTTCAATGTTCGGCTGTGTCTGGGTCTGGCTCTTCGCTGATCCTCGACTTCCTTGCGCCGAGCCTCGACCTTTCGAGGGTTTCCGCTTTGGAGATTGCCGTTTCGTACCTTCTGGCCCATTCACGGAGAGTAGAAGCTTTTCTTTTGTGGGATTGCTCACTATCTATTCGCTTTTTTAAACCCATGTGAGAGATGCTACGACCTGTCTGTTTTGTTAGCCAGTTAGCAACTTCTCTATAACTGTACTGTTTCAAGTACTCTTTTGCTTTCTCTAGTGCCCGTAGTTCTCTTGGTACGGGTAATAGCATGTCTGGATCTTCAGGGTCTTCTGTATAACCAAATGGAATGGTTCTAGCTATTCGTGGTATGGATAAGAAGTCATCGTCCTGAATTACATCTTTAGGCTGGGGTAAGATCCACTTACCTGCACTTCTAGTCGCTGTCATGTTCCTCTGCACGTTTTGGTGGAAGTATCATTACACCGCCCGTCGATTCAACTTGGATCTTCTCAGACTTAATAATACCTACACGATCCATCACTTCTTTAGCCGCTTGCATCTTTTCTTTGATACCAAGCTCAGTAGGATCTTGTAGTGCACCTACCATTGCCATTGCCGCACGTGGGGCTGACTGTGCTAGGTACATATTAGTGCGCTCTAAGATTTCATCTTTCAGTGATTCAACAATACCAGCAGTATGCTGTGTGGGCGAATAGCCTGCTAGCTTCTTAGCTTCCACCATACTACCACGTGCTTCTTCAAATAGCACGTCTAGAAACTTCTGTTGCTTCTCTGTGAGTTGGCGTTTACCGGCCATCTTACTTTACCTTCCTGTGTGGTTTTACTTTCTGCGCTACCTTCTTAGGCTGTGCGGAAAATTGTTTGCCTGCTTTCGTGGCCTTGCGCTTGGCTTTCGTAGTAGCCGCATACTCCTCGTCCGAAAGACTTGTAATTGCTTTCGCCGGGAGATATCGCTCCCCTGTAGCTTTGGGGCCTTGAGTAGAGGGCTTCCCACTTTTGGTACGCCACTTCTGCTTTGTCCAAGCCTTTAAAGACTTCTGGGGTGCCTTCACGATTTGTATCCGCCACCCTTTGCTTTGTATTGCTTTGCGAGCATTTGAGCTTTTCTAGCTGACCACTGACCGGGGGCACCACCCTTTCCGCCTGCTTTAATACTGTTGAAAAGTCCTTTGCGCATACCGGGCTGTGTGTAGTTACCTGCGGCATTGACTGTGCTCCCGCCCTTCGCCATGTTGACTGCGTTCATTGGACTTGATTTTGCTTTGCCGCCTTTCATGTCTCTTATCCGTTCGGTAGGAATACTTCTTCAACAGTAACAATGATACTGACATCTGGGTCATTACCACCGGAAGTATTCGCTGTAGTTAGCTTCAATGTATCGTTTTCTTCTAACACAAGAAAAGAACCTGATAACTGAATGAACTCAGCCTGAGCTAAATTCTTACCGCCGATGATTGTAATCGGTGTTCCCCTGTCATCATCATCCCACTGAACAATGACATCAGACGCACTAGAACTTGCGTTAGACACAAACACCAGTGACATGTACGCTACAGTGTTTGGAGGGCAGGTGTACGCAGTGTACGCTGTATCATCAAGTATAGCGTGTAAGCCATAGCTCTTAAATCGACTGGGGCGGGTGACGTTTAACGCCATGTATTAGCCACCCATCCGCAAACGCTTAGAACGCTGTGCTGGTGTTTCAACTGTAGCAGTAGCCGCTTGTACAGACTGAGGCTGTCCACCCATTGGAGGTCCTGTGACCTTAGACAAATGGTCAGTTACCTGTCCGCCTGTTGCGTAGTTATGCTGATACATCTTACCGCCACGACCACGGGCCATACCACCATCTGCCATCTCAGTACTACCGGATGGGAAGTTCTCTTGTCCTTCCTTACCACCACGATCTCTGAGTGCAACACGAGCGAGCATTGCATCACGGTCTTTACCGTTTGCCATTGCACGGACTTGACTCAAGCCTTGCTCTGTTTTTGTTTTCGCTTTTAGCTCAGCGAGGCGAACGTCATCAGGTTTAGTTTCTTCAGCCATTACGATTTACTCTTTCCGTTTGGTGCAACTGAAGCTCCGCAGTTAGCGTAGCCACCTTTGTTGTACGCTTTCTTAGTCATGCCGCCTTTGGACATGTACCCCATCT